CAGTTGGCACTGCCAAGGCTGCCAAAGCAGGTGCTCAGATCGCTGGTTCTATCGCCAAGGACGAAGTGAGAAGAGCAGGTAGAAAAGCAGCACACAGTGCCACTAAGGCAGCAGATGCCGTTAAGAGTGCCCCTGGTAAGGCAAGGGATAAGGCAAAGAAAGGTATTAAAGGGTTCCTCAAGCGTCAGGCAGAGAAGGTTGTGAAGCGTATGAGTGAAGATGTAGAGGCACTCAAGGCATCTGGTAAGTTCTCTGAGAAAGAGATTGCTGCCATAGAAGAGGCAATGAGTTCTTATGATCGTAACCGTAAAAGAGCAGCACAAAGGGCAGCAGATAGAAATGCCGCCAGAGCTGCCGGTAAGACTGGTGTAGTTCCTGGAGTTGGTTATGTATCTCCTAGAAAGGAGAGAGAAACATATGTAGATTCTGCAGGCACTACCAGACATAAGTCTGGGGCAAAGATGCCGAAAGACTGACATAATTCTTCAAGGGGGTTGACAACAACCCTCTTTTTTATTAGAATACCTTTGCTAGGGTTGATGGATATATAATAAGAGCTTAAACAATATGAATGGATTCATATGAAAACCCATGGATATATTTGGACAAACCTTTTACTGGGGACGATGTTCGGGACTTTTTTGGTTTTGTGTATAAAATTACCAATCTCATCAACGGTCGATCATACATTGGAAGAAAGTATTTTTGGTCGTTCAGAACTCCACCAGGAAAGAAACGAAAAGTAAAACAAGAATCTGATTGGAAAAAATATTATGGTTCTTGTCCAGAATTAAAAGAAGATATCAAAAAGACTGACAATAAAGTATTCTTTAAGAGGGAAATCCTTTCTTTACATAAAACAAAAGGAACCTGTAACTATGAGGAAACAAAACAGTTGTTCTTAAATAATGTCTTATCTGAGGCACTTGACAACGGTGCCCCAGCGTACTATAATAGCAACATTCTCGGACGCTACATGCGGAAAGATTATGGTAACTTTGGAAGACACTCTGAAAACAACTCATGACTGGGCAATTGATAGACTGCACACTCTTTGCGAAACCGAAACAGATGATGTGCTAAAATTAGTTGAAGATGCCTATTCAATTCAATGTGAGTTTGCCGAGTGGTTAGATCCAAATGTCAAAAATCACGAAATTTTTTCACTAGAATATCTTGGAGAAGATTAATTTATGTTAGAACTTCTTGCCTCACTTACACTTGTTGATTATCGAAACCTGGCAACAGTTGTTCAGGTAGAAGCACATCCAAATTCTGCAGATGAATACTGTGTTGTTGCTTCTGTTTTGAATCGTGTTTTGTCTGATAGATTTCCTGATACTATTTCTGGAGTGGTATTTGCTCCGGGACAATATCAAGGATTTGATTTTAATTCATATATAGTTCCAGATCCTAGATTAATCAACAAACTAAGTTCTCCAAATGGTAATAATAGTATTGCCTATTGGTCAAGAGTTCTAAATGGAAGAACAGATTTCAAAGGACAATCTATGTTGAGATATCGAATACCATCCGAAGATCCCATGTGTCACCCCAAAGGAAACTTCTATCACTATCACTGGCAATGATTATTCAAAAACTTAAAGAATCAATGGGTATTTTTAGGAGAGAACAGGCAACTAGTGTAAACTGGCCAGAAGTAACAGAAAATATTGAATTAGAAACAGGCACGAACACACAAGAAGAAGGTGCAGGTGATATAATTCAAGAATCAGGTTCTGCTTTACTTACTGAAGATTCAACAATAGTAAGAACAGCTTACGAAGAAACACAAAATTATTTAATTGTTCCTGATTCTGTAATAAGTGTTA